CTTTGAGATGGAAGAACAAAAGAAGGCCACTTTGGAATTCTTTAATAGAGTCAAAACTCTCTGAATAAAATCAGGGAGCAATTTTACTTTCCTTTATTTAAAGGAATGTAATAGACTTATTATTAAATTCTTAAGTGGGTCGCCTGAAGTAGTTGCCGCAAAAAGCGGAATTTACGTAAGGCGAGATTCATTTGGAATACCATCTATTTTACCGATTGAATTGAGATCTTATCTCATGAATAAAGGTAATGTAGGGGTTAAATTTATACTGACTGTAATTTCCATCTATAGAGTATTTCCGACTGTGCAACGTGCAAAACTTTCTACAATTCTTGATCCCTTTTCCGGGATCTCGAGATGTATAGATTTTGCTTTATTAAAACGTGCAAAGAAGGATTTACGGCTATATGCAGTTCCAAAGTTTAATCATAAACTTATTAACTTAGAATCAGCTTCTCCCATGGCGACAAAATCGTCATGAGGAAGCAACCTTGATTTGGTAGCACTGTGACATCATCCCCGGCAATTACTTTTGGTAATTATCGGATTGACATCTACTGTGACGGGATGATTCATATTATTATGAATTATTCCTCTACTAATCTTGGCGATTATTCCAGCGTTAGTTTCTTTCATATTCTGAGGTATTCTGCCTGTTGGAAGATTAAGCGTGGTTAAGGATCAGGCCGGAAAAGGTAGAGTTGTTGCTATAACAAACTACTGAATCCAGCTTTCTCTTTATCCATTGCATAAATCAATCTTTCAATTACTCTCCAGAATCAAAATGGATGGAACTTTTGACCAGAGAAAACCTCTTCTTGACCTAATTTCTAGAGTCAGGGAGGGGGATTTATCCGGTCATCAGTTCTCCTGTTTTGATTTATCAGCCGCCACAGATCGTTTACCTATCGATGTTCAAAAACAAGTTCTCAGTATTGTATATAACAACTGAGTTTCCTTCTTTTGATCTGAGATATTAAACTTTGCATGATTGTATAGAAATATACGTATCAAGTATTCTGTTGGACAGCCTATGGGAGCTTATTCATCTTTTGCGATGTTAGCCCTCACACATCACTTTATAGTGAAGTGTGCGGCTATCAAAGCTAGAGTATTCAATTTCGAAGATTATTGTATCTTAGGTGACGACATTGTTATTTATAATAATGCTGTGGCCGTAGAATATCAACTTCTTATGAAATCACTAGGTTTGTCTATCAATCCTAACAAATCTGTATTATCTAAGGATTTTGCAGAATTTGCAAAGGTATTGATAGGACCTGAATGTAACTTCTCCCCTTTAGGAGCAGGTATTATCCTGCGTACTATTAGGGATAAAGGTTATTTCGGGGCACTTATAGCAGAATGCTTTAAACAAGATGTAATAAGTAACTATAGTGCTTTACTCAGATTGCTTGGTAAACTTAAGGGTTTTAAAACCCAAAAGTACCTTGCATTGTGATCTGTTTTCGGTCTGAATGGAGCAGTAACGAAGGCATCAATGGAAGATTCACGTGTTCTCACACGTGCAATTACCATAATGTGACCTTCTGCTCGTACAGATGCTTTTAAACTACCATATTATGTTCTAAATGCCGTAAGGCAAGTTAGACTCAATATGTTAGCTGAAAACGTTAGAAATCTAACTAAGGAACTAAATTATTTCAACCGCCATTGGTATGATACTTTCGTATTATCCAATGTGATTGGTTGTAAAAGTTCTATGGTTAGATGATCACTCTGGATCTTTGAATCCATATCTAAAATTGTATCACCTAGTTTCTGGGTGTTATGGTTTAGATTTGGTAAGAATATTATCTCACTTTTGAATCTTTACTTCTTCCTTAACTGGACGGAGTTCGATTCTAAATGAGAGACTATTCTCTCTTTGATTTCAGATAAATCACTGGATATGGCATCTATAGACTGGCGAGATAAGAAAGAGGTACGACGGGTTTCCCGTTATGCCCTTCTTATCAGAGCTTATTCCTTAATATATAAGGCTCATTATGAGATAGATATCAAC